CCCGTCATCTCCTCCAATCCTTCTTCCAACATTAGTCTCTCATTCATTGGATTAACACTATACTCTAATGCTACTTGGTAAAGGAAGAATAAACCATCATATGCAATTCGATTCGAAGCGTATGTCCCATAAGCGTGACCTATACAGGATAACATTATTTCAATTGGCCCCCTACTCCTGACATCTCGACCCCAGCCGACTCTAACCCAAAACTCAAAGGCTTCTCGAAAAGGCAAGTAACGGGGCTGCCTATCAAGTGCAACGTAAGGATTTAGTACTGCTTGCTGTCTACAGAACGTCATCCCCTTATGAACTAAGTAACCACCTTTTTGACTACTAAGGAAGCTTATTCCATTTCTCAACCCCCTAATTCTCACCCCAAAATGTTCCCACATAAAATGCACAAAAACAGTTCCTCCCAAGTATTTTTGCACTAAAGGATCATTAGTCATGTTGTAAACGTGATCATCTCCATACACAATTAATGCCACAAGCCACATCATTGCATCTTCTAACTGCTCTTTATGGGAATCTGGAGCATTCATTATCTGGAACACGCCGAATAAAAAAAACCAAAGACACATTATCCATGAGTCTCCATGCGATGTATTATAAATCCCACTCGGCATACCTCCAGTCTTAAAGCCCCATATCTTTCCGAACATATGTGTTAAGCGCACCACAATTGTCCGTATCAAGAATCTCGTTATTTTTTTCCTCATCTCGTAGTCTGGTCCTGTAGGTATATCGTAGACCAATCCAAATGAAAAGTACAGATCGATAAATCTCTCCCAAACCGATTGGTCAAAGTTTTCAACGTCTCCCTCCACCAATATGTGAAGCCACTCGGTAAGAATATCAATTTTTAATTTCTTGGCTATCTCATCCATTCCTCCATTACTCCATTTCATGCCTACACATATCGGTCCTCTCCTCTCAAGCATCATCCGAAGCTCACTCACCATTCTCTCCATTAAGATAAATATTGAGCTTGGGATAACAAACAATCGGCACTTATGTCTCCATGCAGCATAAGCGACAGGGTCGTATTGTTTGTCCTTAGAATAATAAACTTCATTTTTTCCCGTATTGTTAAATGCAATGAACAAATCGACAGCCTCTTCATCAGTCAACCAGTCAAGAATGCTCATCACATCAGCTTCAAAAACCTCAGCTTTCTTTTTTGCACCCACCTTTAGAGGAACAGCTCCTTGAACTACAAATTCCTCTACAATATTAAGTCCTGCCGAAGTTCCTAAATTAGATTCTTCTAACCCTTCAAACGTTATCACCGGATTCAACGTCCCCCATTTTTCTCTTGTGCCAATATGGTGATACAATAACTCAATAGCATGATTCATTCCCTTCATCGCAACCATCGTACTACTGCCAGGAGTCTGCACAGGACGAATTTGTTTTAAAACTGCATCCGCCCACTTATTTGGATAAAGATCGGCTAAGGCAGATACAGCGTGAAGTTTTCC